TTGCTTCCTCATACGACTCCATAAACACCACACAATCATCACCGTTATTCATCAACTTTATCTCCACATTTCTCTCCTTAGCGTAAGCGTGCACCATCGCACACATAATGAAGCAATTTCCTAGAGCAGTGTTCATGTCACCACTTGCTCGGCGTCCTTTAACGCGGTACTTGAGCTTTCCGTCCTTGCATCGCCCAACACCTTTCTGGTGGATTTGGTAATACAGTAACTGGAGTAGTTCTCGTGACCGGTAGATAAGATTATATAAGGAATGCTCCCACGCTAATGCCACATCACTAACATGCATATCAAACTTAAATGCGTCTAAACCTATGGCGACCGGACGAGAGAAACTCTTCCACTTGCCGCGCATTATCCGTGCAATTCTATCAACGTTATACCCTTTGATCACTGTGGGTCCATCGCCAAAGATTTTATCAATAGCTTTGTAAACCCTGTGCTCAAGGGGCTTGATGTACCTAGCCAGTCGTACATTGTATATAGGCTTGCGGGGTTGTATGCATCGTGGTGCCTTGTTTGGATCGACTTTTTCCACCTTTACAAATGCATACAAGTGAGCGTCACTGGACTTCATACCGACCTGGATATATTGCTTCATGGCATTGTCGTAAATTTTGCGTTTGCGGCCCGAGTACATCTCCACAACTTGTTGGAGGGAAACAGGAGCGGCACTTCCGCAAATACGAGCAACCTTGTCGCGAAAATAATTCAGGCGGTCAAATTGGCGCTTATCCACTTTCGGGGGACTTACGAACTCCCCCTTCACTTTGCAGTAATACATTCTCTCAAGCAACGCTGCTGCTAGTGTATTTATATCAGCGTTGTTGATACCCAAATTGAGCGTCGGACTCAGTTCTGTTAAACTGTACAATGTCCTCGGCTCTACAAGCGCCTGGTTACGCCACACGCGCAAACGTGGGTCAGTCAATGTAGACACATGACTAACACCTTGTGTGGCTACCAAGCGCCCTCAGGCGATGCCGTGGGCCTCCCCAGGGGCCCACGACCATCTTACATAGGTTTCTTCGCTAACGAACATGCGGAACAGTGCCGACTTTCGTTGATACTCTAGTTGGCTCCGTTTTGCGTGCGCGCTACGGCTATTGCGAATCTTTGCTGCTTCGATGTCGGCATCATCTGGCAGGAAGACTAACTCGATAGCTTGTTCAACGGCGCGCCGAGTGTCGATAGCGCGTAGGTTTACTTCCCTGCATCGTGCATGAGCAAGATGCCGGACAGCTAATACATTTGCAGGTGTTCTTGCAGGAGTTCCAAGTTTTGCCTTGATCTCCGTTGCAAGTAACTGCACGAATTGTCCTTTCCTATGTTTGTGTATTCGTCGATGTGACATTACTTCGACCGGCTCGACCCGGAGCGGAAACACAGCCACTTCGGGTTCTTGGGGGTTTGCCACTGCTACCGGTGGTACGACACGCTGGACGCGTGCACCATCGTAGGTAGTGGCATTTGGCTGGGCATCAGCCATTGGCGGTACTGGTGGGTTTTGGAACGCGATTGCTACATTCGCTTTGCCTTCAGACAGGCAGTTCCTACATACTCCTGGCTTGCGCGTAATGAGCGCGCACTCCGAGCAGTCCTCAAGTGGGGACTTAATACCGCTGGCACTAGAACGTTTAGTAACCGGTGTCTCACTACCGTGTCCTGGGGGGGTGCCTCCCCCTGGTGGGGCCACACTAGGCCCCATTGGGTTGTCATTCAGAGTTGCAACCTCAACTCCGTCGGCTTGCACCAACGTCAATGGCAACTGTTCTAAGTTGCCATCTGGCCTTGCTAGGGCATTAGTGGACGTAGGTCCACTTGAGGGAGCTCCGCCCTCATAGGTGCCGGCTAATCCGCCGGCCGGTTGGACTAAAGGCAATTCACTTGCCACAGGAGGTGTCGGAATCATGGATGCTCCAATAACCCTTCGATCATTGTAGGTATCAACATAATCCTCCAACACCTCCACCCCGTCGTCGGTGTGTCCCTTCACCAACGACTCAACCCACGGCTCATCCTGTGGGAAGCAGCAACAGAGCATTTGTAGCAGAAACTCCATCGCTTTAAGAACTACAAACTGGTGAGGATTGTAG